TGGTTGGTGTTTCAGTGATGTATGAATATACCTGTATTATTCGCAAGATAGTTGACGGTGATACGATATATGTTGATGTCGATTTGGGGTTTGGCGTTGTTCTTCGCGGTTCAAATGGTCGTGGTATTAATGTTCGCCTGTTTGGAGTTGACACACCTGAGTCGAGAACCAGAAATCTGGCAGAGAAAGCGCACGGATTGTTAGCCAAGAAATATGTTCAAGACAATCTTAAAGTTGGCGAGAAATATATTTTAAGGACAAAGGAGAAGGGCAAGTTTGGCCGGTACTTGGGTGAGATCAAGGTGGGCAGATCAACTATTAACAATATGCTGATCAAGCAGAAGCTTGCAGTTCCATATACAGGTCAGAACAAAAAAGAAATAGCCGCTGCCCACAAGTCTAACAGACAAGCTCTTATCAAAGAGGGAGTGCTAACTGATTCTGGTGTCCCTCCCGTAAGCGAGTATGAAGATCGGTTATGAAACTAGGCGGATTACTTAAATCTCTTGCCCCGACTATAGCTAGTGCAGCGGGTGGCCCTATGGCCGGTATGGCGGTCAAGATGGCTGCTGAGAAACTCGGTGTCCCAGATGCTACAGCAAACGAGATTGAAGACCTTATCGAGCGGCAACCAGAAAAAGCAGTGCTACTCAAAGAGGCCGATAAAGATTTTGCTCACAGGCTGAAAGAGATGGAGATCAACCTAGAGTCATTTAAGGCCGAAGTTGATGACAGGAAAGACGCTAGGGCTAAGTTCTCTGGTGACATTACACCTAAGGTATTCTGCTTACTGGCGTTGGTTTTATACGGTGCTTATGTAATGACCGTAACCATACTGCCCCACGACCAGAACGATGAAACTATTATCTCTCTGGTACTAGGTCAGTTGTCTGGAATACTGGGTACTTGTGCTGCATTTTTTTATGGCGGATCTAATGGCAAGAAATAGCATGAAGAAGTTAATCGAAATGTTAAAGCGTCATGAGGGCGAAGTAAAAACCAATGGCCGTCATGTTGCCTATAAATGCTCTGAAGGATACTGGACTCTTGGTATAGGGCGTAACATAGATCCAGAGAATGGTATTGGCTTGTCTGATGATGAAGTTGATTATCTTTTGGAAAATGACATAGAGCGTTGCATAAAAGAAATCTCTAGTGAGTACCCTTGGTTCAACGATCTAGACGATGTGAGAAGGGACGCAATCATTAATATCTTTTTTAATCTTGGCGCTACAAGATTTAGAGGTTTCAAGAACGCTATAGCTGCTATGGAAGAAGGCAATTTTGATAAAGCCTCTACAGAATTTTTAGATTCCAGATGGGCAAAGCAGGTTAAAGGAAGATCTCTTGAGGTCACCGACCTTTTAAAAAGTGGCGAGTATGTTGAATAGGTTTGCGATATGCTGGTTAAGTATAAGTTTGCTCCGGGTGTAAATAAGGAAGGCACAGAATACACAGCCGATAGTGGCTGGTACGATTCCGATAAAATAAGATTTAGAAAAGGCCGCCCTGAACAGATAGGTGGCTGGCAGAAATATTCAACCAACACATTCCTCGGCGTATGCAGATCTATCCACGATTGGAAGGCTGCTGCGGCCACAGACTATCTCGGTCTTGGAACTACTCTAAAGTATTACGTCAACAGGGGTGACGCCTATTACGACATCACTCCCATAAGAGAAACCACTGCTGCTGGCGATGTCACATTTGCTGCCGTAAATGGCGATGCAACTCTGACTGTATCTGACACTGCTCACGGAGCACAGCAGGGTGACTTTGTTACTTTCTCTGGCGCTGTTAGCTTGGGCGGCAATATAACTGCCACAGTTTTAAATCAAGAGTATCAGATAGCCGCAATTATTGATGGCAATTCTTATACGGTAGAAGCTAAAGACACTAGTGGTAATACAGTTCTTGCTGACGGATCAGACACAGGTAATGGCGGAGCCTCTGTGGTTGGGGCATATCAGATTAATGTTGGTATTGATGCTTATGTTCCATCATCTGGTTTTGGTGCTGGCACTTGGGGTTCCTCTGCTTGGGGCGGATCAACTGTAATCACATCTGGGAATCAGATACGTCTATATAGTGAAGACACCTTTGGAGATGATCTCATATTCAACCCAAGAGGTGGGGATATTTACTATTGGGATGAAAGTTCTGGAGTAACTAGCAGAGGCGTAACTCTGGCTAGTAACCCTTCTGCATCTAACTGCCCTACTGTTGCGTTGCAGGTTATGGTGTCAGATACCGACAGGCATACGATTGCTTTTGGTACGAACGCCATTGGATCTTCAACAATAGATCCCTTGTTTGTTAGATGGTCTGATCAGGAAAACCCTTTTGATTGGACTCCTACAGCTACAAACACTTCTGGCGGTGTTTCTCTGCCTGCTGGCTCCTATATTCTTGGAGCTTTAAAAACAAGACAAGAGATACTGATCTTTACAGATAACAGCATTCATTCAATGCGTTACTCTGGTTCTCCCTTCACCTACCAGTTTTCACTGATTAGTGAAGGATTTTCTATGGTCTCCCCCAAGGCTGCGACAAGTGCTGGTGACGCTGTCTACTTTATGGATCGGGGCGGCTTCTATATGTACAACGGTGCTATTCAAAGATTGGTATGCACTGTCCTTGATTATGTATTTAGCAACCTTAATCAAGATCAGATATTTAAAGTATTTGCCACAACTAGTGTGGACTTCTCTGAGGTAACTTGGTTCTACCCAATAGGAACCGGCAACCCCGAGTGTACTAATTATGTTACCTACAATTATGTAGAGAACTCTTGGTCTGTTGGAACTCTTGACCGTGGCGCTTGGATACCGGCGCAAACAAGAAACTATCCAATTGCCTCTTCAAATATTAGGTCAACAGACAATAACTATTTGTACACCCACGAGAATGGATATGATGCTGACGGCGAAGCTATGAACGCCTATATAGAGTCCGGCGGCATAGAGCTTAGTGAAGGCGAACAGTTCATGTTCGTAACAAGAATGATTCCTGACTTTGAGTTTAGGGGAGCAACATCTTCTGCGGCGATGAATGTGGTTCTTAAGGGCAAGGATTTTCCCTTGATGGACAATCAAACTCTTTCCACTTCTGTGATCACAGAGGACACCAAGCAATCTTTTATCCGGGCTAGAGCTAGAGAGACTGTGGTAAGGATAGAGAGTACTGGCACTGGATATGGCTGGACTCTAGGTGATCTCCGATTTGATATAAGGTCTGACGGACGAAGATAATGGCTGAACAAAGATCTGTCGTGCTGCCTATTGCTGGGCAGGAATATGAATACAACAACGAGCTTACCTTGAGAAGAACCGTTGAGAGATCCTTCCGAGAGGTTCAGGATACCATCAACGTGGTGGCGGATCAGTCTGACAAGGACGCCTCTCTTTCTCTCAGGAAGTATCAGTTCATGTTTATGGGTGCTAAATGACAGACGTTATAAAAGTTCTGGGTCAGCTTGACGCAGCAGCTACAACCACTGAGGTTCTGTACACAGTCCCCGATTTGACTGTGACAACAGTCAGTTCTTTCGTTGCCTGCAACAGGAATGCGGGCGCTCAGACGTTCAGACTCAGCATTCATGTCAATAATGCTGGGGCAGATAATAAACAATTTTTATATTATGATAAGCAAGTAGACGCTAATGACACTTTGACAGCGGTCATAGGTATTACGTTGGGGCAAGGCGATGTCATGAAAGTATATGCCAGCTCAACAGATTTCAGTTTTAGCGTATTCGGCGTGGAGACCAGTTGATGAATAGAATGCCCCCGTTGCAAAGAAATGCAGACGAGTTAGCTAGGTACGGTAGGTACGGTGACTCGATGCTGGTTCATATGAACCCCGCTGAGGTTCAGGGAATTGCGGCCTTGTCCCCCACTGGCAAGCTAACCAGAAATCCCGTCACGGGCCAGCCAGAGGCTTTCCTGCCATTCTTGGCCCCCCTTCTCGCTCAGTTTGTTCCCGGTGCGCTTTCTGCTGCTGGTCTCGGTGGACTTGGTGCTGCCGCTGCCGCAGCCCCTGCTGTAACTTCTGCAATTACGTCCGGTCTGGTTACTGGCTTGGTTGAGGGAGATCTTGAGAAAGGCATTATGGCTGGCATTACTAGCTTCGGCATAGGCAAGGCTATGGGCGCAGCCAGTGATGCGGCTAAACTAGGCAAAGAAACTGCTGAAGTTGCTAAAGCTGCTGAGGCTGTTGATGTCGCTAAGGAAGCTTTGGGCACTCAGGCTACCCCAACTTTGGGAGACGCATTAATTCCGAGAGATCCAGCGGTTGCCCAGCAACTTGGTCTTGATGTCCTTTCTCCACAGCAAGTTGACTTTGTAAAGGCTGCTGGTAGGTCAGAAGCCGCACAGCAGGCTCTTGATGCAGGAAGACAAGGACTGACAGGCACTCAGAGAATAGGATCTCTCTTTAGTCCAGAGGGCGCTCAGGCGGGATTTGAGGCTTTTATGAAGCCGGAGGCTATCCTGCCAACTGCTGTTGGTGCTGGAAATCTAGCGCAGATGGATGCGATGGAGAGGCAGAACGCTATAGGTAGAGAGCAAGAAGCCAAGAGGCAAAGAATGCTAGATAGGCAGCTAGGCATTATGTCTGGCGCTGCCTCTGTGGCACAACCAAGAAATCCATTTGCCGGTGTATTTAGAAAGCCCGGACTAAGTGCGTTTAGTAGAACAGTATAGGAGCTAGAGATGGACGATGATACAGAATTCACCTCTGGCAGAGATGAGATATACCCCGGTGCGGCTGGAGATATTCCTATGACTTTTGATGAATACGGTAATGTAATACCTGTAGCCGGAGAAGCTGGCGGTGGTAATAGGAATATTCCGGGCGGTGGAGGAGCTAACCCTATTGCTTACGGTGGCGCTGGGTTTGGTGCTGGTCAAGTTCTGGGTGGCGAGGCAGCCAGAAGGCAGCAAGAAATATTAACTGGCAGTCAGTATTCAGCAAATGTGCCGCCTCCGGGCTACCGTCCCGGCTTTGGCCCAGAGTATCTGTACTTCGGAGACCCTCGTTACGAAGATTATGCAGCTCTTCTTCCGGGCGTATATGGCACTGGATACCAGCCTCCCGGCGTCCCTGCACCAGCACCCGGTGCGCCAACCCCAACCCCAACTCCGACACCTACTCCAACACCTGTTGGCGGTGTAGACCCTGTAACCGGGCTTCCCTTATATACTGGAGGTGATCTAAGTTTTTCTCAGGCCGATATAGATCGAGCGATGGAGCTTATTATATCGGGGCAGTACGACATAAATTCTCTGGCATCTCAGCTCGGTGTGCCACAGGATACCGCTTATAACCTATACAATCAGTATCTGTTTGACACCTATGGCGTTGGTGCATTCGACCCCAATCAACAATATGAGGATCAGGCTTTACAAGATTTGGCGCAGCAGTACTACGGTATTGCTGATCAGTATGGCTATAGCCCAGAGCAATTGTCTCGTATCTTTGGGACTCCACTTGATGAAACCAGATCATATTTAAGTCAACAATACCTTGGTGGCATCCCGGTAGATCAGGACTATACCGCTGATGAGGCGCAGCAAGTCTATGATCTGTACAAGTCTGGACGTATTGGTGTTCCCGGAATAGCTAATTACTTTGGCATTCCGGAGAGCGAAGCCCAAGGCATATTGGATAGCATAGAAGGCGCGGGTGGTTCTGCTGTTGGTATCGTTGGTGCTACACCGACACCCACACCTACACCGACACCGACACCCACGCCTGAACCAGCGCCTGAGCCAGCGCTAGCGGGTACACCAACACCAACGCCTACACCTACACCGACGCCTGAGCCAGTATCTCCTTTTTCTGATATACAGGTTGATGGGGATTACTCTCTGTCTGAGATTGATCAGGTCTACAATATGTACACCTCTGGTCAGGTTTCTGCTCAAGATATCTCTGACTACTTCAATATTCCTGTTAGCGAAGTTAATACTGCTTTGTCTGACATTGGTCAGAGCAAGCAGCAAGTTGCTGCTGGTGGAGTAGGTTCTACTGAGCCAGCGCCTGAGCCAGTGCCTGAGCCAGTGCCTACACCTACACCGACGCCGACTCCTATACCGACTCCTATACCGACGCCGACGCCTATACCGACTCCTACACCAACTGTTACGCCAACTCCTGAGCCAACGCCAACAGTTACACCAGCACCTACGCCAGTATCTCCCTTTTCTGGTATAGAGGTTGATGGGGATTACTCTCAGTCTGAAATAGATCAGGTCTACAATATGTACACTTCTGGTCAAGTGTCTGCTCAAGATATTTCCGACTACTTCAATATTCCTGTTAGCGAAGTCAATGCTTCTCTGTCTGACATTGCTCAGAGTAATCAGCAAGTTTCTGATGTTGCCGTTGGTTCTTCCACTGTGTCTTCTGAGGATTCTAACCCTATCACCGCAGCTATAGATCTGTACTCTTCTGGCGCTGAGATCCCTGCCGAGCAGATCAGAGAGACTCTTGAGTATGCACAAGCAAAGGGCATTTCCTTCGCAGAGTTAGACGAAATGTTTGGCGCTCCTGCTGGTAGCGCACAGGACGCAGCCGCTGCTTTGGGTATGGCTATTAGTGCTGGCGGTATTGTGGGTATGGCTAAGGGTGGCAAGTTCCCAGACCTCAGCGGTGACGGGGAGGTTACTCAGGAAGACATCCTGATTGGCCGAGGCGTAATCGAAAAGGCTGACGGTGGATTACTTTCTGGTATAGCTGGACTATTCAAGAAGGAAGAAGAACCCAAACCACAGCGCGGTGTTTTGATGACCGAGACCGAAAGCTATCTGGAAGCCCAAAGAGTATTGGGAGATCCAGACTCAAGCGATAGAGACAAGGCTTTTGCCAAAGGCACATTGGAGACTCTCAAGCCCGAGCAGCAAGGCGGAAATATGGATATGAACTCCTATTCCGAAATGATGCAGCAGGTGGACAAGATCCTTGGCGCGACTAGGAATATGCAGGAAGGAGGCTACATAGATCGAGACCAGCTAGACAGTCTTATCTCAATGACCCGTGATGCAATCCTTGGTGAAGCCGAGAATCCTGATCAGATCATACAAGCCTTCATCTCTGTGTTTGGTCAGGAAGCTTTTGAGGAGCTTAGAGATCAAGTACTTCAGTCACAGGTTCCTAATGCACAAACAGAGGGCATGATTGAGGGTTCTGGTGGCGGTATGGATGATGAGGTTATGGGCATGATCGGCAACCAGCAGGGTGTGGCCGTGTCTCCCGGTGAGTACATCATTCCCGCTGACGTAGTCTCCTCTCTTGGTGACGGCAGCAGTGATGCTGGTGCTGACAAACTGGACAGAATGCTTGACGATGTCAGGATGGCTAAGACCGGGCGTACTATTCAGCCCGGCAAGATTGATGACAGGGTTATGCCTGCATGAGCCTATTGGTTAAACAGATCCTACCGAAGGACATAAGTTCTGTTTGGGACACTGTTGAACCATTTATAGAGGACGCATTAAAGAAGGGGACGGAGAGTGAAGACCACTCTCTAGACTACGACTCTTCTCACATCCAGCTCTACTTATTTAGGGGAGAATGGATGCTTTTGGTAGCAATGGATTCCGATGGTCTGATTCGAGGCTGTGCCACTGTTGCCTTCATTAGCTACCCTATGCACAGGGTAGCTTTTATTACTGCTATTGGCGGCAAATTGATATCAAATAAAGAGACATTTGATCAAATGAAAACTATCCTTAAGAAGTTTGGAGCGACAAAGCTACAGGGCTATGCCCGTAAGTCTGTCGTGAGACTCTGGGAGCGTTTTGATTTCAAGCCGGTTAATACTCTGATTGAGGTGAAAATATAATGGGCGGTGGCGGCGGCGGTACTACAACAGTACAACAGACTATCCAAGATATTCCAGAACAGTTAGCTCCCTATTATGACGAGCTACTGGGCCGGGGTACATTTCAGTCCTTACAACCATACACTCCTTACCCCTACAAAAGGCTGGCTGAGTTCTCTCCTTATGAGCAGCAAGCTATGGCTGGTATTGGTGCGCTTGCTGAGACCGGGACGCCAGAGGCTATGCAGGCTGCTATAGAAGGCAGCCAGTATGTCGCTTACAAAGACCCCTATGCTGAAGCGGTTAGATCAGACCCGATCACTGCGGCTATGCTCAACACAATCTCTGCTTCCCAGCCAGAGCAAGTGGGTACGCTGGGTGAGATTGGCACTTATCAGACCTACATGAGTCCTTACCAGCAGCAAGTCACAGACATTGCGAAGCGGGAAGCAAGGCGAGCCTCTGACATCCAAGGCGCGGATATAGCCCAACAAGCAGCCCTTGCTGGAGGCTTGGGTGGCTATAGGGAAGCCATCATGCAGGCTGAAAGAGAGCGCAATTTGGCCCAACAATTGGGCGATATTCAGGTTCAAGGCAGCCAACAGGCGTTCGAGTCTGCTCAGAGGGCGTTTGAGGCCGACAGAGCCGCCAGACAGTCCGCTGCACAGCTAGGCATAGCTGGGTATGGGGCGCTTCAAGCAGACCTTGGACAGCGTCTCAGGGCCGCACAGCAGGCTTCTGACTTAGCGTCTCAGGAGCAGGCTATGGAGCTTACTCGATTGGCCGAGCTTGGCCGGGCTGGTCAGCAGCAGCGTGGCCTGTTGCAGCAGAGCTACGACATTGGCTATCAGGACTTCCTGCGCCAGCAAGCATTCCCTGTGGAGCAGTTGTCTCTCTACAGCAATCTGGTCAGAGGTCTGCCAATGCAGCCCGGAACCACGCAAATTCTCTATGGGCAGCAGCCCACAATGGCGCAGCAGTTGCTCGGCAGTGGTATAGCCGCCGCTGGTTTATATGGTGCAACTCGTTAGGAGATAGAATATGTACAACATCCTTGAGGTTGAGGATAAGATCAAGGGCTTACCGGATCAGGCGCTGATGAGAGAGGCCCAGTTTCCTAGCGGTGATGTGCCGCAGTTCCTTGTGGTGTCTGAGATTCAGCGCAGAAATGAAATGCGTAAGTCTTATGACGCTATGCGGCAACCTTCCTCTACCGTCCCGGTTGCACAGCAGATAGTGGCAGAGGCTGGTCAAGGTATTTCCGGTATTGTGGGCGGCAATGCTTTGCCTGTCTCTGCTCCTATGCAGGCCCAAACTCGGATGGCCCCGCCTATGCAGTCCTCTATGGCAGCTCCTCAAGCCCCGGCTGGGATAGTTGGTATGCAGTCTGGTAGAACGGTTCCCGGTATCAGTACTGGTGGCCCTAGCGTTGGTCTTAATAACCCTTTCAATCTGAGAGATTACAACCAAAACTGGATGGGTCAGACCGGCGCGACTGATGGATTTGTTGATTTCAGTAGTAGGGACTACGGGATTAGAGCCGCTGATAGGCTGTTAAGTAACTACGATGTCAGCACTATCCGAGATCTTGTTTCCAAGTACGCCCCGAGCACAGAGAATGACACCGAGTCATATATAGACTTTGTCTCAAGCTATACTGGAATAGGAAAAGACACTCCGATAGATGTTGGAGACCCTGATGTCAGGCGGGCTATCGGATCTGCAATAGCCAAGATGGAGACAGGTCTAGACATTTCCCCGGCTGACATTACCGCTGCCGTTGATAGAGTATCTCCTGCTGGCGGTGGACAGATGAGAAGGAATGCAGCAGATAGAAACATAAGGCGAGCAGAGCGCGAATCTCTTGTTGCTGACGTTGCGAGAAGAAACCGAGATTACGTTAAATCTCTCGGTAATCCAGAAGGTGTCACTGAATATCTTGGTGATTATGCTGGCTTGCCATTTGGTATTTCTTTAGATGATACAATCTTCCCTTCTTCAACTGTTACGTCTACACCGTCCGTATCTTCTCCCGAATTAAACACAGATGCCTTGTTTCGTGGTATGGGGTTTGACAATCCTACTTCTATTGGTAGTGGCAATGCTTTGTCCGAAGACCTTTCTAGAATGAATTCTGGAATTATGGCTGCTACTGAAGAGGGTAGAAATATTATCTCTAGGTTAAGGACTGAGCTTGAAGGTCTTCAGCCCTATGAAGCAACCGTAACTGACCGCCAATATATTGCTGATGATATTGATAGGCAGTCTTACATAGACAGGCTGTCTGCAATAGCTGCTGAAGATGTAACCGCAAGAGAATCCTTGATTGATGAGCTTCAAGAAAAGTCTAAGAAGGATGCGCTGAACGCTTTCCTTATCTCTCTTGGTGCTGGCATAGCTGGTGGAGACATTAGCAAAGGTATCGAAGAAGGCGGCAAAGCTGCAATGGATGTCAAGCAATTGGCAGAGCAGAGAGTTTTTGCAGAACAGAAAGCCCTTAGAGATGTTAAGTCTGCCGCCGAAAGAGAGGCCGTTCAGTTGGGTCTGTCTGCTGAAGAAGCAGCTCTTGCTGGTGATAGGGCTGCCCAGCAATTTGATATGCAGCAAGAGAGCCTCAGAAACACTGCTGAGTTCCAGAACTATACAGTTGCTAGAGATTCGTTGATTAATCAACTTGCTGCCGCAAGAGAGGACGTTACAACTATCGCTGCTCTAATGAAGAGCGAAGCTGATATCATTAACGATGCCAACCGCATAAAGGCTGATATGGAAGCCGAAGAAGGCAGAGAAAGAAGAAGTATTAGAGATTATATTGGAGACCTTGTGGCAGCTCAGAGAGAGACCTTGGAAGCATCCGTGGTAGGCATGACTGATCCTAGCGTCATATCTCAGGTTGTAGAAAACTATAGAAATGCGCTTGAAGCAGCACTCGGATTGCCAAGCTCTAGGGTTTCACCAAGAATGTTCCAGCTTTCTGGCTCACCGTCTGCGGTTGATGAGATTGTGTCGTCATTTAGTATTAATAGAAGACTTGACAACTAATGCCAACTACACTTGTTAACGCACCTGATGGTGGATTGATAAGCGTCAACCATCCCGAAGGTACCAGTGACCAAGACATCCTAAACTATGCTGCAAGGATGTATTCTGAAGATCCTTCTATTTCTCTTCGCCCAGAGGAAGAGAACATCACTCTAACCGGAAGGATTGCTGAGACAGCCAAGGCTGTCCCTAGAGGTTTCGCCTCCGGTTTTCTTACAGCAGCAGAGGGTCTTGCTGAACTCTCTGACGCCGCCACTAACTTCATAGGTCTCGAAGGTCTTATAGATTCAGGCGATGAGAACGCCTTGATATATGGCGCAAGAAGGGCCAAGGAGGCGGTGAACTCTGCCTTGGGTGCAGACCGGGCTTATCAGGATCTCTGGACTACCAAGTTCGGTGAAGGGCTAGGCTCGTTCGCAACATTCCTCACTCCCGGTGCAGCCTTCAGGCTGGCAGGTAACGTACCTAAAGCAACCACTGGTCTGACCAGAATGGTTGGGGCAACTAGTGGGGCTGAAGCTGCCACTGTCGCAACTCTCGCTACAGGTACTGGTGCTGGAGAGCAGGCTGAAAGAATCAGAATGGCTAGAGAGTCTGGCGTTGACATCAGTCAGGCGCAGGAAGACTCGGCGATTGCCCTCGCTTCTCTTGTTGGTTTGACAGAACTTGCCCCTCTTGAAAGATTGTTCAGGAGGATGGATAAGAATCTCGTCGATGATGAGATCCTTGACACCATTGGTAAGCGCGTCAAATCTGCCCTCGCTACCGGCGGAGTTGAGGCTGTTCAAGAAGCCACAGCCGGGTTAGCTCAAGACTTAATTGAGAAGGGTATATACAACGAGAACCTGCCTATCGGTGAGTCTTTGTATGATGACTTCACTGTGGGTGGCGCTGTTGGCTTTGTCTCTGACTTGGTGCTTAACGCTGCTGCCGGTAGGCGTAGGTCTGTATCGAGAGATACAGAAGAGGCTAGAGAGCGGCAGACAAGAGATTA